AATGATGCTTTTAACACTAAATTACAGCAAAAATCATGGATTGTCATTTGTCTGGCGGTTGGGATTATTTTCATTTTTCCGCCAGTATCTTTGTATTTATTATTTTCTGGAACTACATCTAACAGCATAAAATTGGTTGGGCAAATGGGTTTTTTGATATTTGGTAAATGTTTGTTTACAAAAGATGTGATTTGTAAAAGTTTATCAAGGTGACTAGGTGTTAAAGGATATTCTATATTAATCACTTTTAAAAACCTCCTCTAAATAATCCATAAATCGGTCATTACTTAGCTTAGATCGCATTTCTTTGATTTGTTTGTGTCTGGCATGGGTGGTGGGGTTATTCTTATTTCTGGTTATGGCTTTTTGATAATTAAAATTAGATTTCTTCCTAATATTATCAAGAGTCTTTGCTATAAATTTCTTCTTATCCATATATATATATTTTCTATTAATTATTATCTATTTAAGACGAACAAAAATTAACCCCTCTGACCATAAAAAATTAACCCCTCCCCTTATTTGTAATATCAACTACCTTACCTTTTTTAATATTCTCAATTACCTTTTTTTCATGTAGTTTAGCTTTAGTTTTTTCAGATATTATTTTACGTTTTCCTCTATTCATTCTAATTATTTCTTGCATTTCATTTCTATCAAAAGTGTATTTATTGGGAGCATTTCTCTTTGGTTGCTGTCTGGCAATGAGTCCAAAAAGTGTCAAATTGTCAACATACTTACGGAGAGTGACTTCTGATTTTATGCCTGTCCTTTTCATTAAGTATTTATTGCTGACGTTTATGCCTGTTTTACAATTCTTAAATCTTTTTAATAAAATATAGATTAATTTCTCATGGCTATTTAAATTAAGATTGTCTAGCAATTCAATATCAACTTTTTCAAATGTCCAACTCAATTCCAACCTCCATCTTTAAGTAAAAATATTGGTGTTAATTGATCAATTGGAACCGAATAGCAAGGTGGTCTGTCAAGGCCAAAATCAGTTAAATATTTTTTATCATTTAAAATTACTGTTGAATTAATAAATCCCTTTATGATAAACTGCGGAGCTTCATCTTGGACATATATATAAAACTCATCCTTTTTTGCATTAGGTCTAATGATTAATGAATTTTTATTTTTTATTTTTTTTGTTTGTGATCTGATTTGTAATTTTTTATCTTTGTAAATTAAATCTGGCTCACTTCCATGATTGCAAGTGTAAGGAAATTTAATATTTAAATACTTAGCAACCGCCGCTTCTGCACAACTGCCAGATATAGAATGAGCAAATTTTTGACTCAATGACCCCTTATAGTTATAACCCCAATTTTCATTGTGTTTAATAGATTCTAAGCAACGCAAAATTCCAAGATGTGCTGCGGATTGTATTTCAAATAAGTCCAATTTAATCTGTATCATTTAGTTGCCAATTTAGTTTTTCTTCATATCCAATATAATAATTTCCGTATTGATCCTCACAATGGTGAGCCATGACAATAAATCTTTTATAAAAAGTGTTGCCATCTTTAAAAATAACTTTGCTTTCAAAAAACTCATCACAGGTTATAGGCTCCTGATCGCTAGAATAAGAAAAAGGTAATCTATGAAATAGATAGCTTGTTTCGTCTAATGCGATCATTAAAACTAAAAATAATGTTTTCACTAACTTTCATTTTTTTTGATGCACTTTCTGATGATGTTGATTAATTTTGGATTTTGATAAAATATTTTTGCAAATTCTTCCGTAAGTGTTGCAAAAGTTTCCTCCGATTTTGGTATGGATTTTGCTTTGTCCACCAAAAAATGAGCTAACTCATGCAAAAGAATCGCTATGTAATTTTTAGGATTTAAATTTTTTTGAATATAAATTGTTGATTTGTTAGGTAAATATAAGCCGAAAGCATTTTCAATCTTAGCTTGTTTAATGCTCATATTTTTAATTTTTACCTTGTAATTCTTGTATTTTATTTCTTTTAACATCCATGCGAATAATTCTTAGTTAATACTTATTTTAACTTGGTTGACAAGCAATTTAATTTATGCATAGTCAACATATGATCAACAAAATGAGAATAGACAAAATAAGTTAAATAAAATATGAATTATAAAGATATTAAAAAAATGCCAACATTTAACAAAGATTTACTTGAACATTGTAAGCATAAGTACAACGTCACAATGGATCAAATAATCAAGGAAATTAAGCCTAAAAATGAGTTTGCCAATTGGAAAGTTAAAATATCAAGGTTAATTAATAAAAAAGAAACAGATCCGACTAACTTTGGTTTGCTAGAATTATCTGAAAATTTAGCAGATTATTTTAATTTAATATCAAATGATGAAATTAAATATACTGCATCCCAATTTTTAGAAAAACCTTGTGTTATTGATGTAGTTGGAGAATGCGTTGAAACAGGAGAAATAATAGAATGGAAAAAAAACAAATGGAAGATAAAAGTACCTAAAAATATGTGTAATTTACAAGCATATTACATTCGTCAAGGTGTTTCGCAAGGCAAAGTAAGAATTGCTAAAAAGTTAAATGTTGCAGGAACAGCAGAATATAATTTCTCAATTGTAAAACAAAAAAGGACTAACAAGCTTTTTTATGGTTATTTAAAACCGCTATCAAACGGAAAATTCAATATTTGCGATTTTTCAGTAGTCTCAGGCCAAACAGAAGTTATACACCCAAACATAGAAATAACCCATAAAACAAAGATAATAGACACTATTTCAACAAAAGACAGCGATTGGATAAATTAATCTAGTTATCATCTATATTAACTAAGTTGACTTTTAGTTTAATATAAATTATTGATTTGTTATATGACGAATCAACTTAAAATAATTGGTCAGGCATATAAAAGCTTTGGATTAAAACATACATCCAAATCTACCGCTACCCTTCCGCATAATATTAGATTTTTTAAAAAGCATTGTTTGACTTCTAAAGAAGCAAGTAAGCTATCAAATGCATCTTTACATGGTGGAACTGTAATTCATTTAATTGTGCAAGAATGCTTAACAAATAATGTTGATATAGATGCTGCTATGAACAAAAAAGAAATTAAAGATAAAATAAATTTTTATGAACCATATAGCGAAAAAGATAAAAAAAAATATGATATGATATTAAAGTTTGCAAAAGAAACAGCAAACAATCATTTAGAAAATATGAAAGAATTGCCTGAACAATCTTGGCAAGATGAAACTGAATTTACTGCATGGACTCCGCCAGTACAAACTTACTGGCTATGCTACATTGATTTAATTGGTAAAACACACTTTGGTGATTTAAAAAATAAATTTGGATCTGTTAGAGAAACAAAAAAAGGCACTAGTTATTCTGCTGTCAAAATTCCTGATAGACCATTTTTTTCTGATTTACTTCAAATTGCTTTATATAAAAAAGTTTGTCCAATAAAACCCTTTTTATCTTACGCAAGTCATACAGATAGAAAATTATTTACAGAGGAAAATTGTGAAGATTTGCATGAAAAAAATTTAGAAAAATATTTAAAACAATTAATGATCTATGAGATAGCTTGGCAAAAGAAGTTAGAATGTGCCAATGGTGATTTACAAAAATTAGCCTGGTTATGTCCTCCAGATTATTCAGATATTAAAAAAGGCTCCTTTTGGTGGGAGGGAGTACCGAAAGAATATATTGAAAGATATTTTAAATATTATGACATCAAAAAAAATTGAACAAGGAATTATTAAACCACTTAGACAAAGGATAAAAGATTTGGAAGAAATAAATAATTATCATCAAAAAGAAAATGGCAATTTAAGAAATCAATTAGGTGAGAAACAAAAAACAATTGAGGAGCTTTTAGAAAAAATAAATAACCCACTAAAGAAAATGAGAGAGGATGGAATAATATGAAACAAGCAGCATTATCAAAAGCAATAACAGAATTTAGAAATCAAATTGATAATTCTGATTATGCAAATTTAGGAGCTAAAGGAAAATATTTGACTGTACCTTATAGAATAAAATTTATTAGAGAACATTTTGGAGAAAGAATTTTAATACAAACAGAAAGCCATGAGTGTTCTGACAATATGTTTAGATTTAAAGCAAACATATATCTTGATGGTCAACTCATTTCTGTTGGAGAGTCAAAACAAAATATTAAAAAAGATAAGGAATTTGAAAAACAACAAACTGTTGCAATAGGTAGAGGACTTAGTTTTGCAGGATTCTTTGGAGACGAAATAGCAACCGCAGAAGAAATGGAACAATTTTTAAAACCTTCAAAACAACCTGCCAAGCCAGAAGTAAAAGCTGAAACCGCAATTGATGTAAGTGCTTTTGCTGATGAATGGATTAATAAAATGGCTATGCAATCAAAAAATTCTGTCTCTCAAAGTGCTTATGAAAAAGGAATGATACCTTTAAGAGAAGAATATCACAAAGAATTACATCATATTTCAAATGATCTCATGCTTCAAAATAAGATTGATGAAGCTGAGAGCAGATTTAAACAACAAATAAATGAAAGGAAAGCTAATGGCGGACTATAATAACAGAGGGAGTTTGTGGAAAAGACAATCTAAACCAGATGATAGCCCAGAAAAAAAATATCCACAGTACACAGGTAATTTTACAGATGCAAACGGAACTGTAAAAAATGTTGCTATGTGGATTAACACTAACAAAGAGAAGGACACACAGCCTGATATTAGTTTTACAGTATCAGATAAATTAGAGAAAAAATAATGAAAGAACAAGTAAACCCTGATTATTATAAAAATAAAAATATTGAGACTTATGAAGCTATTAAATCTCAACTAACACCAGAAGAAATTATTGGTGGTCATAGGTGGATGATTTTAAAATATGTTATGAGAATGGGTGATAAGCATGGCGGATCACTTCAGGCTTGTAAAATGGATATATCAAAGGCTCATTGGTATATTGAAAAACTCATTCAATATTTTTCAGATTTAGAAAGTCAGGGGTACGAAATTAAACAAGCTGACAATGTTGCAGATTTATTTAAGGACAAACAATGAAAAATGGTAATGGACATAAAATATATTTTTCTGAAAAAAAATTTAAAGTTTTAATTTTTATTAGGGATTTTATAAAAAAATATGATTATAGCCCAACTCTATCTGAACTGGCAAAACATTTTGGCTACAGTAGAGCAAGAGCAGGAGCTATTGTAAGAGACTTGTATAAAATGGGTTTGATATACAAGGGAGAAAGCAATCATAGAAGAATAAGAATGACAACAAATCAATTAAAATCTGTAAAAGATTTAAAATTTAACAGGGAGTTTCAAGCTCATGCCTAAAGTAGAAAAAGAAAGCTATTTTGAAGTGCTATGCAAAGCACAAGAAGAATTTGATAATGTAGAAGAAGCTACGCAATCAAATAGACCAAGCGAAAATGCTGAAGTCAAAGTCTTAAATGTCAATATTACTGACACTAAGATTAAATTAAAAAAGGAGCAACAAGAAGCGGATGTTGAGCAACAGCAAAAGTCTCAAGTATGACAAAATGAAAGAGCTTTTTGAGAAAATTTATGCAGGTAAGGACACTAGACAATGTGTTTGCAGATTAAGGCATAAAAAAAAGTTTGATCAATTGTATAGAGAAGTTGTCAAAATTGAGAACAAAGAAGCTAGATTTTTGTATGGTTAGGTAAACCATAACTAAAAGTTGTAAAAAACTATAGGCTACTTGTCTGCCCAAACTAAGGAGAGAGAGTGAGAACAATATTATCTACATTTAAAAGTGCTATGAAGGCTCCTCAATATCAAAATCTTAATAATCAACAATTAAAAATATATGAGTCAGGTTTTAGAAATGGATTTAAACTTGCTAACTCAGAATTTGACAAAAAAACTAAAGAATTAAAAACAATTATAAAACAATTAAAAAAACCAACAATTGATATTAATAAAATAAATTTAAAAAAATATGCTACCCCTAATGACATGCAAAAAGTTATTAAATGGATAAGTAAAATATTTGAAGTAGATCAAAACACAATTTTAAATAAATCAAGATATGTTGATAATATTAAATTAAGATCACTTGCTATAAATATTATTTATGAAAATTTTGATGTAAGCACACCTGCACTTGGTAGATTTTTTAGCATGGATCACACAAGCATATTACATCATATAAACAATAGAATTAATTTTAAGAGCTGTTGGAAAGTTAATTCTATTCTATGGAAATATTATAATGAATTTAAATATTAAAAATTTTACAGAATTATTAGGTTTACGTTGGAACACCTGATAATCATTCATTAATGCTCTAAGGAATGAAATAAAGTTTCCAACAATCTTGATGTAATGATGATGATGACAACTGGGGGGTTTATACCCCCCTTTGTCTTAATTCCAAGTAATATTTTCTGAAAATTCTTTTTGTTTAATATTATGCTCAAAAGGAGCTATATAAGTTTTATTTACAAAATTAATATCTTTATCACCTATATAATGTGCCAATTCTAAAGCATTGTTAAACTTACCAAATGCTGCAAAATAAGTTGTTCTATAATGCCTAAATGCGTATGATTTTCTTGCAATTGGAAAATCTTGATACTCAGGTCGCATTTTTTTAAATGCCTTGTTTATGGCTCTTATAATGCGTTCTACGCATACATATTTAGACTTACTATTAAGAAATAGCTTATCTTGTAGGTCTGGCAAGGAATTGACATGATCTAGTATGTGATCTTTCAAAGATGCTGATATTTCAACAATTCTTTCACCTTGATCTGTCTTAGTTTCTCCAAGCTTTTTATGTCTTTTGACAGCTTTGTTTATATTTATCTGCAAATTATTAGACTTTAGAAATAATAAATCTGATCTTTCTAAGGCTCTTATTTCACTAGGTCTAGCAGCAGTTTCAAGCAAAAGCATACATATCAGCTTATCTATAGGATTGTTGATTTTATAGATAAGTTCTTGCATGACCTCAAAAGTCCAATGGCCAAAATCTATTTTTTTTCTTTTTTTATTAGAAGTAAAAATATCTGTAAGATAATTAATATCTTTTGTGATGTTGTAATCTAATTTACCCTTGTCTGCTGAATAAGAGATTATGTTTTTAAAATGATTAAATATCTTAATTATTGTTTTACCATCTAATTGTTTAGTTTTTAGGCTATCAACAAAATCAATAACAGTTTGTTTTTCAATTAATCTTACATCTTTGTTCTTAAAGAATGGGTAAATATGACATTTGTAAAAGCTATTATAATCTTCAATTGTGCTTTCGCTAGTCTTGCCGATATTTCTTTTGTAATTTAAATGAGAATTGACAAAGAAGTCTTTAGCTTCATCAAGAGTAATCTCTTTGCTGTGAGTCTTGACAAAACCCTTATCTTTGAATTTTTTCTCAATCTTCTCATT